GCGAGCTGCTGAAAGGCAGGCTCAAAGGTATCTAGACCTTTACTCAGAACCGACCGGAGACTCATCTTGCAAGAGTGCGATAGAATCTAATAGAACACTGAGCGGTGCTTGCCAAGACCTAATCGTCGAGTCAATGCCTAACATTGGTTCAATAACTGTAAACGAAAGCGAATACTTGGCAGCAGAATTTGTTGTCACCGTCTACGCATAAGGAGAAATAAATGGCAAAGTATGTAGTAACAGGAAACAATGTAGAAATCGGTGGCACTGACGTTAGTGCAAGCGTAGCTCGTGCCGAATTAACAATAACTTCAACGGAAGTTGACGTAACGGATTTTGCGAGCGGAGGGTTTACTGAAGTTATCGGAGGATTAAAGTCTGGCTCACTGTCTCTAGACTTCCACACTGACTTTGGCGCAGGTGCATTGAACACCGTTCTAACCGAAGACCTAGTCGGAACCCTAGTTGAGATTGTTGTCATTGCAGGCAACGGCTCCGTTGCTTCAGCGGCAACGCCTAGCTACACAGCTAACTTCTTGATAAATTCCCTGTCTCCCGTGAGCGGCTCAGTGGGCGATTTATCAACATTCAGCGTAACATTCCCGATGAGTGGAACTGTCACTAAAGCAGTATCATAACAACAGGAGAATAAGTTGAAAATAAATCTACAAATCACACACGAAGACGGCGCTGTCAAAGAGACAACTTGCAACGCTGCCGACATGGTTGCTTTTGAGGATAAGTTCGGGGTCAGCATTTCTGCAATGGCCAACGAGCCAAGGATGAGCTACTCGCTTTTTCTAGCTTGGCACTCGCAGAAGCGCACTAAAGAAACCGCACTAACTTTCGAGAAGTGGCTTGAATCAGTTGACATGGTTGGAGCTGGTGCCGACCCAAAATAATTGGGTTGGGCGACTCCTCTGCTCATTGGTTCATCGCAGGTATCGCTTGTGAAACAGGTATTGCACCGAGTGTTTTGATGCAGGAATCCGAAAGGATGCTCTGGACAATGCACCGCTGGATGGTGGCTAAAAACCTTCCTAACAGATAGAGAGGCCCTTCCTTCGGGGAGGGTTTCTTTGTTGGGTAGAATAGAGGGGTAAGGAGCAAAAATGGCGAAATCACACTTGACTGGTTCCTCTGACTATCTCAGAGAACTCAAGACCTACGAAAAGGGACTTTTCGCTCAGCTCAAAAAAAGCATAACCACCGAACTTAGCCCAATACTGAGTCCCATTGAGAGCGAGATAAACTCCTCGGTCACAAGTCAACTTAAAAGCACAATGCCGGGAATGTTCCACAACGGACGGACGGCTTGGGCAGGGGTTGATGTTAGACCTCGTGTTAGCATCCGACCACGAGATCTCATCACCATCGAAGGCACGGGTAAGAACCAAGGCATGGGCCGTCAGCTCGGGTTTGATTATGCCGAGCTTGCAGGTATTGAGCGAAGACCACCTCGTGCGGTTTCAAAGGGTTGGGGTTCTAGCTCGGTTGGTTATCACTCCTACATCTACAATGGGCAGGGCAAGGCGTTCAACAAGAAACTAGGTTCGATGTTTGGGAAGCCAGGTCGGTTCTTGTTCAAAAGGGTTCTTAGGCGTAAGCCAGAGATTGAAGCAAAGGTCAAAAAGGTCGCCGAGCAATTTGGCATCAAGCTGTTTGCAAAGCTTGACTAAGCAAATGAGCAACTTGATAGGAGTCTGCTAATGGCAATTAAGATTCGGATTGTTTCCGAGTTCGACAAAAAGGGCGTGACTGGAGCGACTAAGGCTCTTGATGACCTAGGCAAAGCTGCCGGTGTTGCGCTCCTTGCCGTAGCTGCTGCAAGCGCGGCGATTGCCGTTGCTTCCGTCCGTGAGTTTGCTAAGTTTGACGGGGCGCTGGTCAAGTCTCAAGCCATCATGGGCGACCTCACGAAGGCGATGGAAGACGACATGGCGGATGCCGCCAGAGCCGTCGCCAAGGCCACAACATTCTCAGCCGAACAAGCTGCCGAATCATTCTTCTTCTTAGCCTCCGCTGGACTCGATGCGAAATCATCCATTGCCGCACTGCCTTCGGTTGCAGCCTTCGCTCAGGCAGGTATGTTTGACATGGCCCGAGCAACCGACCTATTGACGGACGCTCAATCAGCCCTTGGCTTGACTATCAAGAACGATGCCGTCGCCAACATGGAAAACATGGTGAAGATTTCGGATGTCCTTGTAAGGGCTAACACGCTCGCCAACGCTTCCGTTGAGCAATTCTCCACAGCCCTAACCACAAAAGCCGGTGCTGCACTAAAGGCTCTCGGCAAGGATGTCGAAGAAGGTGTCGCTGTTCTGGCAGCCTTCGCCGACCAGGGCATAAAAGGCGAGCTTGCAGGAACCCAGCTTGGCATCGTCCTTCGTGACCTAACAACAAAGGCAATAACAAACAAGGGTGCATTTACCGAAATGGGCATCGCTGTCTTCGACTCAACCGGGGACATGAATAACCTTGGCGACATTATCGGAGACATAGAGGGCGCTCTATCTGGAATGAGCGACGAGACTCAGAAGGCTACGCTACTTCAACTGGGCTTCTCTGACAAATCCCTAGCCTCGCTTCAGGCTTTGCTTGGAACATCCGAGGCAATCAAGACCTACGAGACCGAGCTTCGCTCCTCAATGGGCTACACCGAGCAGGTTGCCAATAAGCAACTTGACACCTTCAACTCCCAGCTCAAGCTTCTTGAGTCGGCGATTATAGATGTCGCAATCGAAATTGGCGAGGAACTAACTCCTTACATTCAAGACCTCATCCCGGTACTGCAAAACCTACTACCCGTCATTGGAAAAAAGATTGCAGACGCAATCAAAGAGGTGGACTGGGCGCAACTCATAACAGATGTCTCGGACTTCATTTCCCTGATCGTTGACAACCTTGACGAGATTGCGGCAATGGCAACCGTTCTTGGCGTGGCTGCTGCGGCGTTGGTTATTTACACCGGGGTCACAAAGCTTGCCACAGTAGCAACGGCAGCTCATACCGCAATGGTAAAAAAGAACACCGCTGCATTATTGCTAAACCCTTGGGGCTTGCTCGCAGTTGCAATCGCCGGCGTAACCTATGCCCTTATTAAAAACGATGGGGAGCTGGAAGAAAACACAAACAACACTAATCTTCTTCGCAGCCAGACCGACCGGCTGGAATACACGAACAAAAACCTTGCAGACTCCTACAAGGAATCGGCTTATGCGGCAGATAAGTATGGTGTTGAAACCGACGCAATCAAAGACAGCCAACTGCGGCTGCTTGCCGTTTCTGAAAATGTCTCTGGCGAGCTTGGGCGCTTTAATAGAATCAAACTGGGCGGGCTTCGCAGTGAGCTTGCCGCAACCAGCGACGCAAGTCGGGCGCTAGGAGATGCGCTTGCCGACAACAATCGTCAGCTTTACTTTGCTATGCACCCAGAGCTTGACCCCAGCCTTGGGATCAACAACCAAACCCCTCAGTCTGCTTCAGGCGGCGGCGGTGGTGGCCCAAGTGCTTTTGAGGTTGCACGAGACCGAGTCCAAGACATGGTCAAATCATCCCAGAAGGAACTTGCCAGGGCGCAAAAGGGATACAACGATTCGGTCATCGGGGCTAATAAGGATTACACCGATTCGGTCATTCGGGTTCAAAAGCAATTTGCCGATACGCTCGAAGGTATTATTCGGCAGTCTCAGGGGCGACTAACTTCAGCCTTCCAGACAGCAACGGCCGTCAACGTGGAGGAGCTATTCCTCGGCAGCGAAGACAAGTCTGTAGAGGGCTTGGTAAAGTCCCTTGGCGAAAAGCTGAAGGCATCCAAAAACCTGCTCGCAAAGTCGGCAGACCTAGCATCTCAAGGGTTCAGCCAAACATTTATTGAGCAGGTTGTTGCTGCTGGAACTGAGACGGGAACCGAGCTTGCAGGGGCAATCCTTGCCTCAACACCGGAAACTCAAGCAAACCTCCGCTCGTTGTTCAAGGCACTTGAAACAGAGTCATCAACTGGCATGGATTCCCTAGCTGCTGAAATCTACGAGAAGCAAGGTTTGGCAACTGCCGCCCTTGAGCAGCTCTATGCGACCACTCAGAGCGATTTGGCAGTCGCATTGGTACAACAACAAGCGACGCTTGCCGAAGCCCTTGAGCAGGCTGCTGTGGCTTTACACGACTCGGTGTCTGGAATCAAGTCTCAGTTACAAGAAGATATTGACGATATGGACGGAATGTTTGGCGGTCTTGGTGCGACTCTTGATCAGTTCCTAGCCAAGCTTGAAGAAGTAAAAGGCTTTGCTATTGGAAAGGAAATTGAAGCCGCAACTGGGCCGGGTGGTTCGCTGCAAAATTCAGCGGTTACGGTCGCCGCCTCTCAAGCAACAGGCGCGATTGGTTTGCTTATAGACTCGGCCTCGGATGTTGCAAGTGTTGCGAAATACCTTGACGCGCGAATTTTAGGAGCGGAAGCTTTCATTAGGGCAACTTCGACAACAGAGCTACAACGAGCGTCTGCGCTTGAGACTTTGGCAGGGTTCAAAACCAATAGACTCGTTCTTGGTGGTCAAGACGCACAAAGCTTAGTTGGGACAACAATCAACATAAACGTTAAGGCGGACAGCTCGCAGTCTCTAGCAATGGTTGGAAAGTCCTTGGGTAACACTGTCGCTAAGTACGTCACGGGCGGCGGACAAGTCATTGTGAGTCCGCTCTAATGGCAGTCCCAACACCTCTAGTCGAAATCGGGTTTGACGTAACATCGC